CCATTTTCAGACATCCAGTAAGCTGCACCATCAACTTCGACGGCTGCATTCTTTCCAATCAACCCACAGTTGGTACCTACTTGCTCATAGGCAAAAGTAAAAGGTTGACCTACAAAACGCATGGTGAATAATGAGGTATCCGACCAAACATAAATTGTATTTCTACCTAGCTTAGCGCCCATGATCCGTGATCCGGCAGCCAGTCTTTGTGTACCTGCGCTGTTGGTTGCTGTAGGTGTCCAAGTGTTGATATCTTCTTGAGAAGAAAATCTTATAAACATATCATCTTGTGATGACGTAGTTCCAATAGTTGTTTCTGTTCCAAATAAAACTAAGTGACGATCGGGTGTTGATACAATCATATCTCTAGATGCAGTTGGTGCACCAGATATAATAGTTGCTCTCGTGGCAGTAGCATTTGACGCATCTGCATCCCATTCGAATACAGCTCCGTTACAAATTAAAGCAACTAATGTTGTACCTAAATTATCTAAAGACCATAAACCAGGTTCTGCAACTTTATCAGTTGTCGCTGCTGCTTGACCCCATGCTGCATAGTCACTGGTATTGGTAACCGTTGCTCCATCAGAATGAGCAGCTCTTGTTGTTCCTCTAGCATTTCTTGTAATTCCTGTGAGATCACTTCCTGAAACTCCTGTATAAGAAATTTCTTCGCTTCCCACTTGAATATAATTTGTACCTGTAGTTGGAAATCCTGTAACCGAATCTAAAGTAATACTGGTTCCTGATCCTCCAGTTCCATAAACATTATCGCCTAAAGCTCCGTCTAAAGTATTAGTTTGAGGATTCGTAACTGTACCACCAAACTGAGATATACCCCAGCCATATACACCCACTTGATCAGCTGGACCAACGTGGTAGTATCTATAATAAGTTATGTCTCCAGAAGTAGTAGCTCCTGAATCAGTTTCAGTAGCTCCTGCATCAATAGTAAGAGTTGTGGTAGTAGGCACAGAATTAACCATAAATTTTTTATCGCAAAAAGTTGTAGAGTCAAAACTTGAATCAGTTATAGAACTAAAAGTAGAACTATCACCAAATAAAATTATATCTCCTGCTACAAAATTATGTGCGGATGAAAAAGTTAATGTAACTTCAGATTCACCATTACTCGTGCTGAATGCATTAGTAATAGCTGTACCTGATGGATTCGTTAAAGGATGGATGTCATAGTAGACTCCACCTGAATAAACATATAAAATTCTATTAGTACCTAAGATAGAGTATTTGATACCTTCTTTATTCACCATTTGATGAATAGCACGTGTTGGGCCGGTTAATTTTTTATCACCTAATGAGGACCAACCACCTACTTTTTCAGGTGTACCATATCTAAAACGTACATTTTCCCCACCAGTCCATTGAGCTTCTGCTCCTGTGGGAGTGATTTGTTTATTGAAACCAGGTAAGAATCCTATCTTTTGTAGCATAGTTAGTCAATATACAATGTTTTTTAGATTTTGATAGTATCAATTTTTATCTATAAAATCAAGAATACTGACCCATGCTATCGATTTATATAAATATATTCCATTCTAGTTGATCAATTAAATCATTCAGATAAACTGTCTTGATATTGTTCTTTTTTATATAAGAATGTAATTCTTCTACATCCACTATCATATAGTTTTCTTTTATTTTAAAAACCATCTTATCTGCTTTTGATTTAGTGTTACCTGTTTTACCAAAAGAATCACCTTGTTTTGTAATAGGTCTAGTGTCAAATTTATATTTGATATTTAATCTATTTTTTAAAATACCTGCGATATCCCATAATTCATTTTTCTGTTGATCAACGGTTGCATAAGATATGGACATTAGTTTATCGGCGAAGGTCATATCGCACGGAGCTTTATTTAGTTGGTTTCTTCTCCACAGGCAGTGCCTGAATATTAAAAGATACGCTTATTCTTTTTTGTTTAGACATGTTAGGTTCCACCATATGAAGCGTTCCTGGAGAAAATAAAATTAAGTCATATTTTTTAGGCACAATAAAATATTTTGACCACGTTATTTCATTATCAAAATATTTATTATTTTCATCATTAACTTTAGTGACATCTTGATTTTGAAACATCAATCTACCAGAGTTTATTGGAGCTTCAATATAATATACCCCGGATAACACACTGGGTCTTTTGTCATTATAATGATTATGTAAAAAATTATAGTTTCCAAAACTGTTTTCATTAATCCACCAAGAATGTAAACTAACCGTAAAAACTTGTTTTGGTTTTAATTCTTCACACATATCGTGTGCACTCCTTAAAAAAACTTCTTTATTTATTTCTTGATTATGTATGCCTGTATAATTTGTAGTTTGATAACCCCCTACATTACTTATCTGTACCCCTGGTTTATTTTTCTTTTTTTCATAAGCTAAAGCTTTTTTAAACCATTTTATGTACTCAGGTTTTTTAATTTCTGTTTTATAAATAGAGGTTTTAAATATATCTATCAACATATTATTTATTCCCCTTTTTATATTCCTGAATGATTGTGGTAGGTAATCGCTTTAATAAAACTTTTAACTCTATTATTTTAGCTGAATACTCTGCGTTTAAACTTAACAAAGCGTTTATTTGCATTTTTAAACCCATTATATTTTCTTTAAGTTCTGTATTTAAAGCTTTCTCATTATCTTTAACCATTTTTGTTTGTATATATAGTTTTTCGTAGTCCATTATTTCCTTCCTTTAAACCATGAAGGTAAACCTATAAATGGTCTACCATCATATTTTTTTCCCATTGTTAAATCCTTATCGTTATAGTGTAAAAAAACTTGAACACAAACATCTCCTTCAAATTTTTCTCGCCAGTGCTCTAATTCTACACCCCTATAAACCAACATGTCTCCGGGAGATAAATTTATTTTAACTCCTTTTGCGTTACTTGCCGAAGTAATATTTTTTTTACTTTTAGGCATACCAACGTTTTCATTTGGGCTTACGTAAATAGGCCAAGGATCTCCGCCTAAATTCAGTGTGGTTGATATTTGACATTCTACTCTATCTTTATGTCTTTTTAATATATCACCTTTTTTATATACCCTAGTATATGCATAATTAGGTATTAATTTTAATTTAGTTTTTTTTTCCATTAGAGGTAAAAAATCAAGTAACAATTGTTCCATAGCCACATTAGCATAGTGAGAATATGTATGTGGAATTTGTGGATCAGTGAACGTACCAAAAGCTGTTTCAAAAGAATTGATATACCCATCTTTAAACAGTTTAGTTGTAACTTTTCTTTTTAAAATCATATAACGAAATAAAAAACTACACAGTTCAGAGCCTATTATATTTTTAGTTATTAAATATTTTTTATCTTTAAACATAAGGGTTACCCAATGACCAGGATACTAAAGAATATCTTGTTCCTTTTTTTATAGGTTTAACTCTATGATATACGAAACCAGGAAAAATAATGACAGAACCCCTAACATTATTAAAATCCGGGCATGTTGCAATAACGGGTTTACCGTTATTAGAATCTCTAAAATCAAATTCTAATTCTCCTCCAGTAAATTTTGAAGGGTCTGATAATTGTATTATACATGAAAGTTTTCTTATTTTATTTCTATAGTTTTCAAATTTATGATTATGTGCATATGGGGTCTGATGAGAATCGTTATGCCAAGTGTAATGATTCTTTTTTGAATATAAGGTAAATTGAACATATTCGGTAAAGTCAAGTTGAAAATTCCACCCCGCATTAACATTAGCTTTCTGAACAAAAGTATGAATAATATTATACACCCATGCCTGATTTAGAAAGACTACTTTAGAGTTTCTAATGTGTTTTAATTCTTTAATATCTTTATTAGATAACTTCTTTTTGAAGGTTAATTTTCTAGCTTCCATTCCAGTAGTTCCTCGTCGTGGTTTATGTGATAAACCTGTTTTAATTATATCATCACATACCTTTGAGGAAACACCTCCTTTAAAAAACCAAAAATAATTTTCTAATTTCATATTATATCTTTGTGGGTAGAGTATACTACATTCATTTAATGTGTCAATATTCGGGCGTATAATTGATCTATATCAAGATTGCATTAGCCCATACTGGCGCAGGAGAATAAGAAATATGGGAGTATCCATGTTTTTTTGCAAATGTACATCGCTGATTTCCAGTGACTATTTTATTATCCATTTCTCTAAGAACAACTGGATGTAGCATTCCCTCTTCTAAAATATCTTTTTCTACTTTAGAAATATTTTTTTGAGTTTTAAAATGTATTTTATTTAATTCAATTAACTGTGAATCTTTAGAATGAATAGCAATTAATGGTTTATAAATCAGTAGCTGTTTCTAGTGTTATACTACCAGCAGCATCCCACGAATCAGTACTTGAGTTCCATTCAAATTTTAAATGAGTACCATCTTCTTCAGGCTCACCATTTATTCCTACCCATTTTTCAGTACTTTCATCCCAATTAACTCCTTTACCGTCTGCTTGTTCAGCCGTAGGTTTAGTAGTTGGAGATTCCCATATAAAAGTAGTTGAGTTTAAAGTCCACGAAGGAAAGGGTTGTTCAGCATAAAAA